CACAAAACATTTGATTGGATGCACAAAGCATACCACATTTATGAGGTGAATACAAAATGATGTTTTTTAGCAATGACCCGATAGTGGATGCCATGCGGCACGATGCAGAAATCGAGCGCGAGCAGGAAAAGCTTCCAGTGTGCGATGCCTGCGGGAAGATCATCGATGATGACACCTTCTGGCTGATCAGCGGCGAAACGCTCTGCGATGACTGCGCAAGAGACATGTATACGGTGCACATGGACACATGGTTGGATACACAGGAGGAAGAAGGATGGCAAGAGTGATTGGAATCATGGGCGAGAGCGGCTCCGGCAAGACGACCAGCTGCCGCAATCTCGATCCGGCAACAACTTATTACATTGACTGCGACAAGAAGGGGCTGAGCTGGAAGGGATGGCGGGCCCAGTACAACGCGCAGAATAAGAACTACTATGCAACGAACATTCCCACAATCGTCATGGAGATCCTGCAGAAGGTCAACGAAGACCCGGATCGGCGGATCAAGACGGTCGTGATCGACACCATCAATGGCGTCATGGTCGCAGAAGAAATGCGCAACGCCAAGGTGCAGGGATTCGGGAAATGGACTGACCTTGCGCAGTATGTTTGGGAAATTTTCGAGTATGCCCTGAGCATGAAGGATGACATCACGGTCATCATTCTGGCCCACAGCATCACGGACACCGATGACAACGGCATCGTCTTCACACACATCCGCACGAACGGCCGGAAGCTGGAGAAGATCGTCCTGGAGAGCAAGCTGACCACTGTCCTGCTGGCTGACTGCAAGGACGGCCAGTACATCTTCCACACGAAGCCTGACCGGAGCACTGTTAAGACTCCGATCGGAGCGTTCGATCAGGATGAGATCCCGAACGACATCGTGGAAGTGATTAAGGCGCTGGAGGAGTACTGATGATGAAGTGGGTGAACATGGGCAAGACCATCAATGATGAAGGCACGACGATCACCTACGAAGCGGAGAGCCATCCGTTCACGATTGAGAGCCGCAAGCGCCATATCCCGCACGCTAACAGAAGCGGAACGTGGGATCACACGACGTATGTGGTGCTCTTCCTGGGTGAAGAAGTCGCCGAGAAGAATTCGCTCAGAGATGCGAAGGAATATGCAGAAGAATTACTTTACAAGGAGGAAAAAGCACAATGAAACAGATCAATCTGAACAACGTACAGGAAGCCGGCGAGTACAAGACACTGCCTGCAGGAGCATACATCTGCAAGATCATCTCTGCAGTGGATCATCCTGACAAGGAATATCTCCTGATCACTTACGACATCGCCAGAGGCGAGTATACCGGCTACTACGGCGAGATGCGTGACAATCATCCGGACTGGACATCTGTTGGCACGTTCTACCGGTCGTACAAGTCCACGGCACTGTCCATGTTCAAGCGCTTCTGCTCGGCAGTCTCCAAGAGCAACCAGAACTTTGTCTTCGACGGCAACATCAATGCGGATGAGCGCACGCTGGCAGGCAAGCTGATCGGCATCGTGCTGGGTGAGGAGGAGTACTACTCCAACAGCGGTGATCTGAAGACGCGCCTTGTGGTAACGCGCGAGTTCCCGATCAGTGAGATCGACAAGCAGAAGGTACCGGCACTCAAGAAGCTCCCTGCAGACAATACCGGCGCCCAGAACACCTACGCAACCGCAGTGCCGAACACTGATATGGAAGAGGTTCCCTTCTAATGCTGCATATCATCGAAGACACTCGGCAAAAGGCCGAACACCACAGCAAGAAGCATGCGTTCTTCGAGTCTATCTCTGTAAAGTGGATCCGGTGCAAACTTCCCTTCGGGGACTATGCGCCGGTTCCGCCGGTTTCCATCGACACTAAGGAAAACGTAGACGAGATTGCCGCGAACATATGCGGATCGGAGCATAAGCGTTTCATTGCTGAGTGCAAGGCGGCAAAAGAAGCCGGGTGCCAGCTGATCGTTCTGGTGGAGAATGAGCTTGGCTTCCAAGCGCTCCCAGATGTCGCGCGCTGGGTAAATCCGCGGACGCGGTTCTCTCCAAAGTGCGTGCAGGGGCCGCGGCTCATGAAGGCCATGGAGACCATCTCCGAGCGCTACGGCGTACAGTTCCAGTTCTGCCACCCGGACGAAACAGGCAAGCGGATCATGGAGATTCTGAAGAATTATGGATACTACAACAACTAATCAAAACCTTGATGCCGCGCTTCGATACGCCACCAAATACAGCTGGGCAGTCTTTCCGATCCATCCGGGCACGAAGCGGCCCATGACTCCGCACGGCGTCACGGATGCCAAGAAGGATCCAGGCGCCATTCGGAACTGGTGGAAGAAGTGGCCTGACGCTTCAGTCGGAGTTGCGACCGGATCCATATCACAGCTGGTCGTGATCGATGAGGACTTAGATCCAGACAAAGGCTATGACGGTTACCACGAAGTCAAAGCCTGGGAGCAGGATCACGGCGAGCTTCCTGAGACGGTCCGAGCCATCACCGGCCGCGGCGGCAACCATGTTTACTACCACTATACCGGCAACGACATCGGGAACCGCGCTGGCATTCTGGAAGGCGTGGACATCCGCGGCGAAGGCGGCTATGTCATCGCGCCGCCATCCATCCACCAGAACGGCACACCCTACGAATGGGAAGAGGATCCGGAGGACACACCGCTGGCAGAGCTCAACGAAACAGTGCTCGAGTTCCTGCAGATCGGCAAAAAGAAGAAACAGTCCGAGCGTTTTTCCGTGCCGGATGTCATCGGGGATGGATCCAGAAACGACACGCTTTACCGGCTGGCATGCTCACTGCAGGAACAGGGGCTGTCCGATGAGGCCATAATGGCAGCAGTCGAGGACACCAACAAGCGCCGGTGCACAGAGCCGCTTGACGATGCTGAGATCCAGCAGATTGTTGGCAGCGCACTGCGTCACAAAAAAGGCGCGCTCAGGATCGTGCGAGCAGGGCTTCCCGAGTACAGAGAGCCACAGCTGGAGATGATGGTGGACCGGAAGACTGGCGAGATAAGTGACAAGCCGCTGCAGACCATCCACAACGCGGAAGAGGCGATCCAGTACGATGAGAAGCTGTACGGACACATCTTTTATAACGACATCGCCTATGCCTATTACGTTTACAACAGCCTTCCATGGCGGGAGGCCCGCGGCTGGCGTGAGTGGCAGAACGAAGACGACACCAACCTGTGGAGCTACATCGAGCACAAGTATGGGCTGAAACAGGACAATAAGATCACAGCGGCACTCCAGAACGTGGCAATGCGCTGCCATATCAATCCGGTGCGGGACATGCTCGAAGAGTGCCATGAGCGGTGGGATGGTAACAAGCACATTGAGAACCTGCTGCCTTCCATGCTCGGATGCGAGAAAACGGAGTACAACACCGCAGCCATGAAGCTGTTCATGATGGGCGCAATTCATCGGGTGTATGAGCCCGGCTGTAAGTTCGACTATATGCTGGTGCTGGTCGGCGATCAGGGCAAGGGCAAATCGTCCTTTCTGCGGTTCTTGGCGCTGAATGATGAATGGTTCAATGACAACTTCAGCACGCTGGACGGCGACAAGGCAACCGAGAAGCTGCGCGGCATGTGGATAGTGGAACTGGCAGAACTTCAGGCGACCAAGCGTGCAAAGGATGTCGAGACTATCAAAAGCTTCGTGACATCACGCGTGGACAACTACCGCGTGCCATACCAGAAGCGGACCGAGCACCGCAAGCGCATGTGCGTGCTGGCAGGGACATCAAATCCGACCGACTTCTTGACCGACAAGACCGGCAACCGGCGTTTCCTGCCGGTGACCTGTAATGTGCACGAAGCACCGTTCGACATGTTCGCGGATGAGATCGCAACCAAGGCAGAGTTTGCGCAGGCGTGGGGCGAGGCCATGGACGAGTATAAGCGGGCCGGTGGGCGTGTGAAGCTGGTACTGCCGAAGCGGTTACAGAATGCAGCATTGGAAGCGCAGACAGCGTACCTGGAAGATGATCCGAACATTGGCATCATTCAGGAATGGCTGGACAACACGGAGAACGACCGAGTGTGTGCCAGCATGATCTGGAAGGAATGCCTGGGCCATCTGTATGACGAGCCGAAGCGACAAGACATCAATGGGATCCATGACATCATGAAGAATCAGATTACCGGATGGAAGTATGTTGGCATTCAGCGTAACGGAAAATATGGCAATCAGCGAAGCTATGAGCGCATTGCGGACCGTTTCGTGCCGGTTCCGGAGGATGAGGAGCTGCCATTTGACTGATTTTGTTAACGACAATGGTGTTTTGTTGCCGATCGTTAACAAGGTCGTTAACGCTACAAACGTTGATTTTATAGGTTTTGTTAACGTTGTTAACGTTGTTGCCGTCAAATTTCTCTATAAGTATGAAAAAAATAATAAATATAAATATATATAAAGAATAAAGTACGCAACATTAACGTTAACATCGTTAACGTCGTTAACACAAAGCTATGATTGGAGGACATATGACAGACAATATTTTGCACACCTACTATGACATAATCGTGCGTGCATGGAAGTTATTCAAAGCCGATGCGCAGCTGCCGCCGAGCGTGAAGCAGTCGCCTGAAGCGGACGAAG